AACAGCACTTCGTAATCAATCACCTCAACAGCGGTCGGGGCGGGTAACTGGCTCAGGTCGATAGTTGCCATGGTGTCAGCTCACTGGAACGGTAAGAGAGAAATCGGCGGAGGTGTCACTGCGAGAGCCGGTGATATTGACCACCATTTTTCCGTCCATCGTCGTATCAACGGTGAGGCCGGTCAGGATGACGCGCGGCTCCCACTTGAGGATCGCGCCATAGCAGGCCGCCATAATTTGCAGGCGCAGCGCGGCGTTCTGCGGGCGGTCAATCAGTTGGAAAAGCAGCGAACCATACTCACGGCGCATGACCCGAGAACCGGCAGGCGTCAGCAAAATGTCGCTGACCGACTGGCGGATATGCGCCATGTCTTCAATTACTCGGCCTGACTCGCGGGCCATGCCGAGATATTTCGCGTTAGTCATTGCGACTCAACCGACACTGCGGTCAGCAGCCCCAAGAATAAAAACCAGCCCCACCCCTCAGCCCCAGCGGCGGCAATAACCCCAGCAGCAATTAAACAAATCGCCGAGGGGATTTGTGCAATAAACATTTTCATTTCCTGACTTTTCATCATTGTGGTGCTCCTGTATTACCGCCGCCCGTCTGGACGCCGCTATGTTTATGGGTATGTAATGCGATGCCGTTTGACGACAGGCTTCCGCCTGAATGGCTGATATTCCCCGTCATCGTCCCGCCTTGTTTAACCTCCAGCGAGCCGGTAGTCAGCTTGTTGGTACAGACCACCTCCGGCGTATCGAGCGTGATTTTCTGACTGGCTTTGACCGTCACGTTTGGCGCGGTCACGCTGACCGACGTTGACGCCACGACGCTGGCCGTTTTAATACCGGTGACGGACAGCGCGCCGGTGTCCGGCTCGTACTCCATCACGGCACCGTCAGGAAACTGGATGTGATACGCCTGCGCCGAGACAGATGGCGCGGGGAAATCGTCGCTGTAGATAGCGGGCAGCACAAAGGCGGTATCGAGTTCGCCGCCGAGTGAAAGAAGTAGCACCTGCTCGCCCACCGAAGGAGCCCACCACGTGCGCGCACCACCGGCGCGGGGCGTCAGCCAGTGCAGCCAGTTGGTCACCAGTTCGCCGGTCTGCACGCGGCATAACGCCTGCTCGGTATCAATGTCAGATACCACGCCAATACGGATGAGGTCGCGCACCGCGCGGGCCAGTTCAGAAAGGGTTTCGAGTGTATTCATAAGGGAAAGGATGCCGCCGGAGGGTTCCGGCGACAACGTGCGGGCGTAGGACTATCGGTGGTACAACAGGGTTTATTGACTCAGGCGAGCGAGGATCACATCTTCAACAATCTGGCGGTCAGCCGCGCTAAATCCCAGCAGCGGGCGGGCCTCATACTGCACCGGCTTACTGTGCTGGTTGGGCTTGTCTTTTAGCCCCTCTTGGTGGATGCGCGCAATGCGATGAACCTTGCCCGCAAATTCCACCGTCGCCGCCTCGGTCGAGCCTTTGGCCTTGAGGTAACGGGCGGTGCGCATCTTGGCGAACATTTCCCGCTTTATCCGCCCCTTTTTGCCCTTGATGGGTTGACGTTTACGACCCGCATACGGGGAGCCGTCCGGTGCCTGCTGGCGCTTGATGCGTTGCTGCTGGCTGGCGCGTAACTGCTTGGCAATCTCGGCGGCCATCTGGCGGCGGCTGGCCGGTGACAGGCTGGCAAGCAGCCCAGCCAGCTTGTCGTCAAAGGCTTTAAAATCACTCATCCCACTGGCTCACCAGCTCGCCGTTGATGTAAAGCGCCATCGGACGAATCACCGGCTCCGGCTCCGGCGGCTCCCCGAGCTGCGTCACGTAAAGCGCGCCGTTTTCCTCTTTCACCAGCGTGCGCTCGGTCAGGCTCAGCGACATGCGCAGGTCGATGCTGTCATCGTTATTAATATCGGCCACGTAGGTGAACCCGTGTCTCTTGCCTGCGTCGTTGGTCATGATGTCAGGCTGATTTTCCCTAAGCCACGCGGTCACCGGCACCAGCAGCATATTCATATCACCGGTGTAATCCGTCACCGTGACGTCGAGCGAGTAGCGATTCTCAAACGACAGCGACGCGGCCAGCGTCCCGTCAATCGCGCCGTTATCAAGAAACAGGCGCAGCATGTCGGGGTTTTGGCGCAGCAGAGGCACGGACTTAAAGAGCGCTTTTTTGAGGCTGGCCGGTTTCAGCATTGTGGTTCTCCTGACAGTGTTTCACGGTTTCAACTTGCAGCGCACAGCTCACCAGTGCGCCCTCAAGCTGGCGGATATCGTCGCTCAGGTCGCCGTTAGTTTTCGGCTGACTGGACGGTATCGGGCAACTGCTGACCCTCGGACAACCAGCGTAAATAACCGTCGGGGGTGGCGAACTCGGGGCGGGCGTGCAGCCTTGCAACGTCATCAGGCAGAGCAGACTGATACCAGCGACGCAGGGTTTCATTTTCATTGAGTAGTCTCGTAATAGTCTGGTTACGGCGTGTTGCAAGCCGGTGCGCGGCGGCAATCTGTCCGCGTAAAACAACCTGCGCGCGTTCGTTGCGCTCGGTGCTGGCCTTTAACGCATCCAGCGCCTGACCGCTGGTTCTCAGGTCACGCTTGAGCTCGGCAATACTGTCATTGGCCGCCGCCAGCTTGTTTCTCACTGACTGCAAGCCGGTCAGCGCAACGGCCAGCATGAGCAGCGTAACCAGCAAGAAAATGACCGCCACTCTCATGATGCCCCCTTAAGGCAGTGTTTTAGCTCTGCGGTGCGGCGGTTGATGAGGCCGCCGCTTTTTACGCCGTTAACAAACACCCAGCGCGGGAGCTGCTGACAGGCTTTGCCCCATTCGCCTTTGTTGATGAAAACCGCCAGCGTGGAGTGGCAGGCCGCGCCGGTGCCAACGTTAAACGCAAAGCTCACCACCGCGTCATACACCGGCTGCGGAATGGCGACGGGCATACACTTATCGACCGCCCGCTCGGTCATCAGCACGTCGCTAATCAGGTTTTGTGCCGCAATATGCTCGGTGATCGCCTGCGCGGGTTTGACTCCGGCGGTGTGTCCAATGCCCGACGTCCAGACACCGGCGCTGCACTGGTACGGATTGAGGCGGCACCCTTCCAGATTGGACAGCAGCGCCAGACCGGCGTCGGAGGTTTTGACCGCCCGATGGTCTGGCAATGCCAGCGCCAGCATTAACACTACGGCCACGCTGCAACGTCTAACGATTGAGCTCATCGTAAACCCCTCGCGTCAGGCCGCTGCGCTCAAGCAACTTGTAACTTTTGCGACGGTAGTACCAGTTTAAAAAGAAGGTGCCCACGGCCACGGCGGCACCCACCAAAAACGCAATATCCTGCGGCGTCAGCGCACCGAGGAAAGCCAGAAAGGTGGCGATTGCGTAGGCCATTGAAGAAGTAATTTTTTCCATCGTCAGTCCCATAGCTGAACGGTTTCAGAAGTGGCGGCGGTATCGAGGTCGGGCAGCTCGACGGCGGTACCGTGCGGCAAGATATCGCCGAGCTCGGCCAGCCCAAAATTAGCGGCCAGCACCGTCTCGACCACGCCCTCGGTGCGCCCGTAGTGCCGGTGACACAGGGCGTCGAGCGTCTCCCCCTGCTGTGCGATAACCTTCATCAGAGCTGGCTCACCATGCCGCGCGCCTGACCCTGCAACCGCGACAGGTGCCAGCGCATATCCCGCCACTGGTCATCGACCGACACCTCCAGCGCCTCGGCTTTTTTGTCGCCCTTGGCGCTGGAGTCATAGCTGCGGTAACGCTCAAAAATCACGGCGGTGGTCATTGCGCAGACCGCGCTCAGATAGTGGAAACACTTCACGCTTTCGCCGTCGAGCTCCTCGGCGGGCACGTCTGCCAGCCTTTTATGGCCGTCACGGATCTGCTGTTCGCGGTAGAGATACAGCTCAGCGTTCACTTCCGCCATGGCTGACTTAATGGCCGCTCTCATTCGCTCATCGGTGACGACGTGGCCCAGACGCACCCGCTCACTGACCTGTGCGGGGTCAACGTCGGGAAAGAAAAACGTATTAGCAATTACCGAACTGGCAACCGGTACGGGCGGGATAACCACCGTGGCGCTGTCCGCTGCTGCGGTCATAACAATGTCCATTTTGAAACCTCAATAGGTGGACGGTGGACGCAGGCGTCAGACAAGGTAAAAACCTGCATCAGCCTGCGTGCCGTCCGGCGCGGGGCGCGTTCTGTTCACAACCGGAGAGTTAAACCTTGCGCGGGCGTCCGCGCTTGGCCGGTGCCGTTTTCGGCTTGGCCTTGCGCACGCTCGGGGCGGTTTTGGGCTTGGCCGGTGCAGCAGGCGGTGCCGGTTTTAACTCTCTCTCCAGTCGCTCAATGTCTTTTTTCACACCGGCGTTTACGTCGAGCTGCATTGCGCGGGCGAGATGTTCCAGCGCCTGCTCGGGCTGCTGGTCAGCGCGCAGCACCAGTCCGGTGATTTTGTGCAGCTTGGCGCGCACCTCGTCCGGCATATCGGCGGCGAGGGTCATCTCGATAACGGTCAGCAGGTCGGAAACCGCCACCGGTTCGCCAGTTTTAAAGGCACGCATAGCGGCCATTGCCACGTCTTCGGCATACAGATAACCGACAGGGCGCTGGTTATGCGGCACGCTCAGGCTGTATTTCAGGGCATAGCGGGCCATGTCAAACGAGCCGGAAATGTCGCCCGCGTCGAGCGTCCACTGGAGCATGGTCATCAGTACGTCGTCCTGCGTACCGGCATCACCGGCCAGCACGCCCGCCACCCACGGCGCATACGACGGGATCATGGCGCGCTTATGTTCCGCTTTGGTTTCTACAGAACGGATAGATTTCAGTTTCAGGCGGTCTCCGCGCAGCTTCACCAGCATCTGCCCGTAAGGCAGTGCCGAACGCAGCGGATCACTTTTCCGCTGCGCCGAGGCTTGTTGAGCAGAGACCCGCATCATGTGACGCTGTGCGGGACTCAGCATGGTTTACGCCTCGCTTTCAGTTTTGACGGTCTCACCCACGTCGGCAGCTTTTTCTTCCGGCTTCACCGGCGTGAAATCACCCAGCTCGATGTTTTCAATCATCGCCGCGCAGCCGTAGTCCTCGACCACGAAGTCCACTTTCAGCGACTCGTAGTTTTCGATGCGGTCACGGCTAGCGACCTCATCGATATGGCGGCGGTGCGCACTGTCCATGATGTAGATAGACAGGTTGTCCAGACGGGTGATCAACAGCGCGTTGTCAGGGAAGTACGGCACGCGCACGGCGGGCAGGTTGCCGATGCGTTTCTGGCTGACGATGATGTCACCGGCCAGCTTCTCGCTGTTTTCCTGCGTCTTATTAATCAGCGGGAAATACTTGTCCGACAGCATTTTGCGGCCACAAATCACCACTAAGCCGGGGTCTTCGGAGTGCCACGCATCCAGCAGAAAATCGGTGGCGTTCATCACGGCGGCGTCGATGTTCTCAAAATCACCCTTCGCACCAATGCGCACCTTGGCGGAAATAACCTTGCCGTCTTCGTCGGTGATTTCGTCCATAACGCGCTCGGGGGCTTCGTTGCGCAGCTTTTGCAGCCAGCCGACCGCCACGTCCTGCAACATCGGATACTGTGCGCGGTCTGAATCGTCCGAGCGGATCACGCCGTTAAATCCGGCCATGATGTAGTCGAGCGCCTGACGCTTGGCGATGGCATCGCGCAGGCGGATCTGGAAGTCCTGATAGCGCGCCCACAGGTCGAGGGTGTTATAGCGAATATGGAAATCGAAATTGACCTGTTCGCATTTGTATTTACGCGACTTTAGCGCCATAAAGTCGGCGGTTTTGCGCGTCTTGCCGCCGTCGGTGTCGGTGGTGCTGGCAATGGAGCCGG